ACTCGGTACTTCAGTTGCTACCTCAACAGGTTTACTTGATGGAGAACAACAACAAGACACAACTAAATTTTTTGAAGATGTTAAAACAAACTTAGGTCTTACCCCTGAACGAACGGCGGGAAAGATCGTGGAGACTGTAGTAAACTACGGGGCTCCCGGTGTTGGTGTGTTTAGCTGGGTTTCTAAGGCTGATAAAGCTAGGAGAGCTCTTAAAGCAGGAACAAAAATACCAGATGCAACAAAGCTGTTTGGAAAATCAGCGCAAAAGTTTGGCCGTAGTAAAGCAGGCAATATAACAAAGACTAGAACCGGTCGTGCCGTAGCTACAACAGTAGGAACGGGTATAGCTGACGTCTTTGTATCTCCTAGTTCAATGACTACTTTAGCCGATAGCTGGGACGCTATGCCAGATTTTCTTGAAACAGAAGGCGAACAAGGTTTAACTGGTAAATCTTTAGCAGCAGTTAGGCTAAAAAACAAGTTTCGTTTAGGAGCAGAGGGTATGTTATTTAACGCGGCGGGGGAATCACTACTCCCTGTAGTTGGAGGCGTATTTAGATCTGCGGCAAAAGTTCCCGGAGTTCCAACTTTTGCCCGTGGTATATCTAGTGGATTAGATTATCTTGGCAGTAAGGCTTCAAGTTTAAAAATTATAAAAAATAATTTTACTTCGGATGGATCTTCCCCGGCTGAAATTGGTTTTGCTGTTAGAACGGCTCAAGGTATGTCTGAAGCGGATGAAGCTGCGGCAGGTAAACTGTTAAACAACTACGATAAGGCTGTTAAAAAAGCTATTGGATTTCAAATGCTTCCGGGGCGGGGTAAAACTAAAATACAATCTGTATACAATGACACAATGGATTATATGACCGCAGAAACAAATGGCGTTGGGGATATCCTTATGCCTGCTGACGTATTTAAAAATAAATATGGTAAAAAAGTTTTAAATGCGGTTGATGAAATGCGGGAACAAGTTGTATCTTTAACTAAAGAATTTGAGTCATCGGTTAAGTCGGCTCCTAATCTAAGCCCTGCAAGAAAAGCAGACCTTATTACACAGTTTGCTGCAAACAATGGTTCTTACCTTCGCCGAATGTATGAGGTTAATTTAGATCCTAAAAAGTTTGCATCAATAGATCCACAGGCAATGCCCGAGTACAAATCCGCTAAAAAACAGTTGATGCAGATCATTCAAAACAAAAAACCGTACTTAGGTTCTGACGCAGCAGAGCGAGAAGCTGACAGTTTTATTTCGGACATGTTTGGTAAAAATGCAATTAAACGATCGGGCTTTTCTCCTGAAGCTGTTCAAGCTCAATCCGGAAAGAACTTTGCCAAAGGCGCTCAAGAAGTAGTCGGAAGAACATCTTTGTTTAAACTATCTACTGGTATGTTAATTGATAGAAACAACTACTTAAATCAAGCCAGCGTGTTGCGTGAGATGATGGGTGAAGTTCGTAATCCAAGAGAAGCGTTTTTAAGAACAGTAGATGATATATCTAACACGCGGTCTTCTCAACGTTTGTTTGACAATGTCTTTGAATCATCACCTTCTTCGGTGAATCCCGGTCGTGCTTTAAGTTATGACGAGGCTGTAACTAAAATAAATGCTACCCCTAATGCAAGGCCTTTTGTTATAGATGGCGCAGGATTAACAGATAATCAGATAACTTCGTTAAAAGAAATGAACTACACACAGCTTGGAGAAGCTGTGGATGACAATCCTTTTGGGGGTAAGTACGGTTCTCTTTCAGGGAACTTTGTTCCAAATGAGATATCCAATAGTCTTACTACTCCGGGTCGGTCTATGTCAGCCGTTCAAGATATTCTAGCTGTTTCTCTACAGCTTAAAGGTATGTCACAAATGACAAAGACTGTTTTAAACCCTTTGTCACAAGTTCGTAACTTCTTATCTAATGCTTTTGTTGTCGGTGCTAACGGACTACTTGGACGAGATATGGGGTTACTAGAGAGTGGAAATGTTTTGGTTGCCAATCTTTTGGACAGTCCAGAGCAGTTTAAGTTACTACAAGCGATGGGACGAGAAGGCGCTATTGGACAAAACATTCAACTAAATGAACTTCGTTCTTTGATGAAGGAGCAGACCGGCGCAGGTATATCATCTATGCTAAACAAGGGCGCTAAACTTGCGCGCAAGACCCCCGGCGCAGGAAAAGTAATTAACCTAATGGAAAAAACATATCAGTTAGGGGATGATTACTGGAAGGTTGTAGGCGTATTAGGTGAGAAAGCTAGATACGGCGCGGCTTTTCGTAAGGCTGGAATGGACATTGAAAACTTGCCAATGGCAACTCAAGAAGCGCTACAGGGCGCCGGTTTAGCTTCTAGAACCTCTTCTATCGCGGATACGTCATTTAGCGACATGCTTGCAATAGATCTAGTTAAACAGACAATGCCTACTTATTCCATGGTTCCTGAGTTTATTAAAGGGTTACGTCGGATTCCGGTTATGGGTAACTTTATATCGTTCCCTGCTGAAATTATTCGTACCTCCGGAAATATTGTTAATCGCTCGGTTAAAGAATTAGGTTTCAAACCAACGCAACAAATGATTGCAGAAATAGGTCAAAAGCAAGCGGATATATTTGCAAAGCAAGTTAGAGCAATCGGAGCGGAAAGGCTTTCCGGATACTTATCTATGGCTGTTGTTGCCCCCGGTGCTATGCGAGATGCGTCTCATAGCATGCTTGGTATTACAGAAGCAGAAGAAGATATGTTAACTAAGTCCGCTCCACCTTGGTCGGCCGGAAACACATTGTCTTATATTTCAAAACCAGACGAAGACCTAAATGCAGAAGCGGTGGATCTTTCATACATGCTTCCTTACGAATTTATGCTAGCACCGGCTCGCGCTCTTTGGGAAGCTTATCAAGAAAAAGGTGAAATTGGAGCGAATACAGCAGAACAAGTACGGTCAGGTATGTGGGCTGCGTTTACAAAGTTTGCAGAGCCGTTTGCGTCAGAAGGTTTGGCAGCGGAACGTATTTTAGATGTTACAATTAGAGATGGTAAAACCCAAACAGGTGCTTCAATTTATGAAGAAGCCGAGCTATACGGTGATAAGTTATCCAAGTCTTTAAACCATGTTGTGGGTGCATTTATTCCGGGGATCATTGAAAACTTTACTACAGTTAAGGGAGGAGAGTTTAGTCAAGGTCGCATATCACGGGCTATAACGGGTACTCCCTCTAAGTCTGGAGACGCCTACACTGTTGCAGAAGAAGCCGGTACTATGCTTACTGGTCTGCGACCAATGAAAGTAAACATAGGAAGAAGTCTTAGTTATGATGCGGGAGCTTATTCCGCAGCTCGGTCAAGTGCGGTTAAGCTATTTACTGGGATAGCCGACGACAACGATGTTACCAAAGAAACCGTTATAAACGCATATGTAAAAGCAAATGCATCCCGTAGGAGACAGCAAGCTATTCTTAAATCCAACATTGATTCAGCGTTGGCTGCGGGAATGACAAAACGTCAGATAAGAAAAGCATTATCTAACACTGGTGTATCTAAAAAAGAACTAAACTTTATTTTTAAAAACAAGTATGATCCGTTAACGATTAGCAGAAGTTTACTTCGTGAAGTTAGCAACGAAGTTAATCAAAAAGAAGAAAATAGAATTTTAAAGAAACTACCAAAGCAAGAGATAAACGAAATCCGTCGTTCATTAAGAAACACACAGATTATACCAGACGAAGTTCCTGTATCAACAGAGCCTGCATTCGTACCGCAAAGGACTAACGAAGTTATTTCAACGGCACCTGATTTGGTACCCTCTCCTGTTATTATTCCTACACCTGTTACAAAAACAAATACAAACAATGCAGGTCCTAATAATTTAATACAACGTGCACGTTCTAAAGCGCCATCTCTTCTGGGAAATAACCCATTAAATAATCAGATTGCAGAGCGGCAAATCAATAATCAAAAGGAGTTAAGAAATGTCTAACACAAAAGTTAAAAAAGTTATCAAAGGTTTAAAGAAAGCATCAAAACTTCATGCCAAGCAGGCTAAAGTTTTAAAAAGTATGCTAAAGAAATAACTTCCTATTAATCTACAGGAACTAATCGAACGCCATTTCCCCCGAACAAACGAACCAGTTCGTCGGCACTGGCTTCTATGTCATCCATAATGTCCTGACTAGAAGTCATGGCGGATAAAGTTAAGCTGTCAGAGATAAACTCCATCAGTGCCTCTACCTGCATAGAATGCATGTCCATAAAACTCACGCTCTTTGTTTCTTCCATTAGTATCATTCTACTTCCCCCCAGTTATCTTTAATTGCTACGTCTATCTTTGATGGTATGTTTAGTTTAACTCCATTCTCCATGATGTCTACAATCCTGTCGGTCTGTTCTTGGTTCTCGATGTTGAAACAGAGTTCGTCATGCACAGTAAGCATTGGAGTAAGGCCTTCTTTGTAACAGTCCACCATGGCTTTCTTTGTTTGATCTGCCGCAGATCCTTGTATCAATTTGTTCAGTGCCTTGTAGGTGAATGCACGTTTAATAAACTTGCCGTATTCTTTTTGGGCTTCGTCATGTGGCAAAGCTTTTCCTCCTGTACCCCACTGGTTTGGTTCCCATAGGTGAAATCTACCCTTACGTCCAAGCAGGGTTCTAATCTGACCGTTCTTTGTAGCTTGTTTAGACACAAGGTTGGCCAGAGCTTTAACAAACGGAACCTTACTCTCGTGTTGAGCCATCAAAGACTTAGCTTCTTCAAATGATATATCCATCTCACCTGCCAGTTTGGCCGCTCCCATGCCATACATGATGCCAAGGTTCACAGCTTTAGATTGTTTCCGAGTAATCCCTGCAATATCAGCCACCATTTGATGTAAGTCTACATCAGACTCGTTGTACTGCTTAACCATATCTTCTAGTAGATCTTGACCCGGCATTTTATCAGCCACCATAGATGCACAGTGTACCATGATTCTTGGTTCTTGGCTCGAATAGTCAAACGATCCCCACTTACAACCCTCTTCTGGTATAAATAACCCACGTATCAGCTTCTTTATTTCAGGTTGTCGGGCTGGAATTTGCTGGAGATTTGGGTTAGATGAAGAAAATCTACCGGTGATAGCGCCCCCCTCGTCACGACGTGTGGAGTGTAGCTCAGTGTGGATACGTCCATTAGTTTCATGGCGTAGTATGCTGTCGATAAATGTGCTGTCTGCCTTATCAAACTCACGCAAACGAACCAGCTTTTGGCAGATTGGGTGAGGGTGACTCTTTAGCCACGACTTTGTGAACGACACAGCGCCCTTATCAGTAGTTGGATACTTTAAGTTTAGCTTATCAAAAGCTTTAGCCATAGATGCAGATGCCCAAATATCTATCTCCATCCCAACTTCTTTCTCAATAGAGTGGCGAAGTGATTTGGTTGTAGCGTGGATCAACTTTTTGTTAACTGCCACCTTATCTAAGTCAACGCGAACGCCCCTGCTCCGCATGTCTAGGATGCATGGGATTAGATCAGTCTCTATATTCCAGATGTTCCAGAGTTCTTGCTTTTCCAGCTCTACCTTTAAGGCATTCCACAAGGCAAGCGTAGCTACAGCGTCCCGTTCAGCATAGGCTCCAACGTACTTCGGTGGCAGCTTATACATCTCCGCCTTCGGGTTTATACCCCAGTCTTTAGCGGCGGCTTGTAGGAGCTTCTCATCCTTTCTCATGGACACGTAGTCTCTAGCCATAGCATCCAGTCCGAATGACCATCTGTTCTCGTCGATCAGTGCCCCTGTGACCATTGTATCAATGATCTTTCCTTTAATTTCTATGCCCTCGGCTCTCATCCATCCCGCATCATAGGTTGCGTTGTGCATAATCACATTCATTTCAGGTACACTTACCTGCTTTTTTAGCCAACGCAGGGTAAACTTAGGGTCTAGGTTGTGTCCGTTCTCATGGCGGATAGGAAAGTATCCTTTGTACTCTCCAGCCGCTACTGCAATACCTATTATGTGTCCATCCTTGCGCGCCCATCCGGGTCCAAGCGTCAGTAAGTTTGGATCTTTGGTCTCTAAATCTACTGCTACTTCATTGTATCCGGTCAGGTCAGGAAAATCGGTAGGTATGTTCCAATCAGAATCAAGCATATTCATTTCACTCTTAATCTGATGGTGCAAAGCACTTCCAAATAATGTGGTCATTTTATTTTCCTTACGCTGTTTCTTTCAGAAAACTCCCCGCCAAGAGCAACATATCCTGCCTTGTCTACCCAAGAGTCGTCATGATCCATGGTCTCTAAAAGCCTAGATGTTTTCAACCAGTCCATCATAAGAATAACATGTTGAGGTGTGACTTCGCCATGACTTAGTATTGCACCCCGAATAATAATGTTCCACCCATCCGAAATACGAGTATGATTGTTGTATGCATCCCCATAATCCTTAGCCCTCTGCCCACTGATTAGTTCTTTAGCAGTGTCTAGTATCTGATCACGTTTCATGGTTAGGATCCCTTGGATAATATACTTCGACGTGGCAATCGCAACTTGGGCAAGATAGATTAGTGACCATGGAATACTCTTCGCAATCATCACAATCTTCATCACCACCCCAAATCAATTCTGTCTTACAATGCCAACACTTCATTACGTTCTCCATTATTTATTCCTTTCCTGTTCATCTGCTAGACGGTCAAACATCTTGGAGAAATGACGTAGCTCCTCGATGGTAGCCTTTATATAAATTAATTTAATCAGTTTCCTAACTAAAAGATCTCGTGATTTGAACGCCTTCACTGAATCTTCAAGCATTAACTTCGCTATGTAATCCTCAGATATCATATCGTATACCTGTAGTTGTTGTGGGTTTGCAGTATATACAAACGGTTACGCGCTCTAGTTACACCGACATAGAACGCACGATGTTCGTCATCTTGAAAATTAGTTCTAACACACGCCTTGGTTGAGGCCGTATATACTACACAGTTATCATCTTCCCCACCCTTCATAGCATGAAACGTGGACAGCTTAATTCTTGGCAAAGACAACAAGTCTTCTCCGCGTCTTTGTATGGCTTCAATGTAACCACGCATACTGGTAGATACTTTCAACGCATCGTACGCCGCAAACTCTGCGCCTCGTATTAATCCATACTCAGATTTCAAAGTGTCCATGTTTACTAATTCATTTGGATCCAATGTTTCTAGAAGCTTTGTTGCACCACGTTTTACCACGGCATCTTTGCCTTGCTTTGGAAGCCCCGAGTATAGCGTCTTTACACGTTCAACACCGATTGATTTGTCTTGGCACAGCTCATCCCATGCCATAATGTTCGCCGCTAGCTTCTCGGATATGCTTGATCGTCCTTTAATCGAATACTTAAATCCTGCATCAGAGCACCATTTAGCGAGCTCTTTAACGTAGGTGTTTGTTCTAGCCATAACTGTCCACGAACCTTCGCTGATAGGTATCATATCCATGTGCCATACATGGTTAACTACACCTGTCTCATCACGGGGAAGGAACTCTTTCGCCACACGATCATTGATCCGACTAACAATAACTTGAGACAGTTCATGCACGGCTCTAGGTATTCTATATGATTGCTTTAGAATCTCTACGTTTTTAGAAGAGTTAATAAACATATCTACATCCACCCCAGTCCATCGGTGTATGGCTTGGTCATCATCCCCTGCAATGACCACGTTCTCTGCAAAGTTAGATAACTTTCTCGCCATCTCCCATTGTAAAGGTGTGAAGTCCTGCGCCTCGTCTATGAATAGATAGTCAAGGTGTGGTGGTTCTCCTAGATCAATGTACTTCTCGATCATGTCAACGAAATCAAACTTACCCATAGTATGTTTGTACTCGTCGATCTGACGCATAGTTTGCTCTAGCTTTGAGTAGAACAACTTCCTGTCGTTAGCTTCATTGAACTCTTGCTCTAAAGAAATCATACGATATCGAGCACGGGTAATCATTTGCAGGTACTGGGCTCCCGATCCTCCGATTGTAGGCATGGTTAACCCATCATCTACGCTCGTTCTATCTTCGCCCTCAAAATCTAGCCCTAGTATATCACCGATAACCTGATAGTCCGAGGTCTGCATTACATCCGTAGATTGCAAACCTAGACCATTGAAACCAAATGAATGACTGGTTCTCATGTACGGGAAGTCAGTAGGCTGTAGTGAAAACTCGGAACAAGCTCGGTTAACCATCTCTTCGATGGCTTTCTTGGTAAACGAGATCACACCAATACGAGAAGGGTGTGTTCCAGATTCTATCGCTGCTTTAATATCTTGGATCAGGCGATATGTTTTGCCGCAACCCGGGGGTCCTAATATCAATTTTGCTTTATCAATCACAGTTCTTTACCTCGAGGCCGGCTGTTCACCCAATCTTCGATCTCGTTTAGTGACCAACGGCTAGCGGATCTCTTGCTATGCTCATCACCTAGAACGATCGGTTGTGGAAAACCTGTTTTCTTCGCTACCAACTTGTAGATATATGAATTAGATACACCTAGCATCTTAGCAACTTCTCCTACTCGCAGGAGCCTATTAGAATGGGATGTCATCGATCATCTCCTTGATTGGTAGTTCAGTTTTATTTTCTTCAAACGCTGGGATAAACCAACATCTGATTGTAGTACGCTTTCCATCTGACTTTTTAGCAGAATGGTGCATAGAGTCACCTCCCATGTCACGTATCATCTGGATCACATGACCTCGGTTATCAACTTTAAACCGGCGGTTATGTAGGTATTCAATCAGGCCTTCCAGTTTAAACATAGTAGTGTCGCCGTCCGTCCAAGGCTTGCCCATCTCCATTTCTTCTGGAGCCATGGCTCTGATCTGACTGGTGCAATATGATCTAAGGTGATCTTTAAATTGACCCTTGATCGTGGCTTCTTCTGGCACATCTAAATGTGTAGCTGTCTGCATCAACTGATTAATTAGCGTCTGCCACTTAGCAGGCTTCACAGTTGGGGGCATCATGTTCATCTGTTCCATACACGCACGTTGCCAAAGTACTTGGTTTTGCAACTGCTCTGTGGACAACTGTATCCTTGATCCGTTTACATCCATAAAATAAACTCTAGGCTCGGACAACAGAATTGTTAAACCGCCTACCTCGGGTGCATCAGGTGCATCTTTTCCTATCCCAAACTTACGAACCGCACAAACAACAGGATCGCAGTAGCTTTTGAATGGTTGATCCTTGCATGTGTAACCCCAGTCCTTTTTAGTTAGGGACTTACGAAGGTTAAGTATCTCGTGGGAAGGCAATGGCGTATCGCATAGTGTACGATTGTCTTCTTCAAGTCTAGTCTCCCAATCATCATTGAACTTTAATTTATCATAAACACCACACATAAACATAGTTTTGTTGCGCTCATTATTAATAGGACCATCTGCAAACAAATGTTCTAGGCAGGGTGGACCATCTGTAAATAACTTACGATCGCCTGCAAATCTAATGCCCTCTAGATCGGACAATGAAACCTTGGCTTTGTCTACTGCATCAAGAAACTCGTCTAGCTCCATGGCTTCTGTTTTCTTATCAAAGCAGTATCTTTGTGGCATTTCAGCATTGAAGTATGGCATGTTTATAAAG